GTTAAAAAAATGTTTAAACTTAAACATAATGAAGAAGCTATTGTGGCATTAAAAGGAGAATTGATGATTCCCCCTAATGATATTCCAAATCTTTTTGAGAACATAAAAGGGATGATTCAATTTGACAGAAAAGCAAATGCAAATCCAATTGTAAACAAAACAGACTATAACCTTTCTGGGATAACCATAAAGGCAAACAAACCAGACGAGTTCTTTAAAGATTTAGACATGTATGTAAGAATGAACAGAGCTTGAATCTGTTCATTCTTTTTTCTTCTGTAAAAAAATGGGAGGTGAAAAAATGTCAATTATAGGATTAGATTTATTTGATATAAATGCCTATGAGTCAATAATGCCAAGGATTAATACTATTTCAAAAGTAAAGTTGAACAACGCTATTTATGACGAGGTTATGATTAGAGAGAGGGTTGATGTTGATTACAAAAATAGCACAAAAGATGGCTGGGAGCTAGATACATTCTTACTTGCTCAATTTAAGGGTGATTTAGAAGCAGGAAATATTAACAATGGTGGCATACCAATTGATAGATTTGCAATAAAGAGAAGAAAAGTTGGAGAAACTAAAAATTATATATTAGGATATAAGGATTTTGTTAACAACAATCAATTTGTGTTTACAGACTACACTCAATCAAATGGAGATTTTATTTACAGTATAACTCCCGTTGGAGTAAATGATTTACAGGGTAAAGACAACCCAGTCAATGTTACGAGTGATTTCGCTGGGTGGTTTGTTGTTGACCAAAAAGAAAATATGGCTATCCCATTTGATAAATTTATTGGAAGTGAACCAACAATAACATCTAATTTACAACAATCAAGGGTACAGATAGACACTCTCACGAAGTATCCCAACTTCTTCTATACTGACCAAGAATTCCATGACTTTCAAATTCAATCCGTTTTTGCTCCAAATGAATGGGAGAGAAGTGGAGACCAATATGAGAGATTATTAAATGCAATGATAAGACACCACAAGCCTATGTTAATCAAGGGTGGCTCTGGAGAGTCATATGTTGTAGATATTCACAGTCCATCAAAATCATCTCCTCAAAACACTTACAGTAGATATGATTACATGACTCTATCTGTTCAAGCGACAGAAATTATGGATTATGATGAGTACATGGACAAGGTGCAAAAGGGGTTAATTTAAAATGATAAATGCTAGTAATAATTTTATTGAGGCAATGACATCTCCTCAAAAAAAACTATACATCAAAATTGAGATATATGATTCAAAAATGAACTATATAAAAGAGATAACCAAACAGGTGAAAAATGATTTAGGAGTATTGAAGGTAAGTGGTGACTCTGCTATTAGGCGCTCTTTTAAAATGTCTCTTGATAACAGTCTTGGTGATTTTATTTTTGGGGAAGATAACTTAATTTGGATAGATAAAAGGATAAAACTCTTTATAGGATTAAAAACTTGGGATGGAGAAATTGAATATGTACCAATGGGTATTTTCATACTAACAGAACCAGAGGACAGTCACACAATAAATGGGAAAACATCAACTATAAATGCAGTAGATAAAGGCTACCTTTTAACAGGAAATAGGGGAAAATTCATAAACGAACAAATTATTGAAACAGGAACTAAAATTACAGATGCTATAAGAATAATAGCACAAGGAGCAGGGGAGACTTTATTTAATTTTGACACGGTACTAGAAACTGATAGTAATGGAGAGCCAATTCTCGATGGAACTGGTGGTACACAACCTGCAAAAGTGCCATACGAACTAACTTATAGTGGAGATGATAACAGATGGGATGCCATTGAAGAATTGGTAACTTTGGCAAAGTGTAAAATTTTCTACGACGTAGAGGGTAGATTAAGATTAAAGAACATTGATTTAAATAGTTTTGAAAAAGAGCCACCTGTTTGGGAATATGTTTACGGTAGACCAAGTGAAAAACTTTATGCAGGTAACGTAAGGCAATTCAATGATAGCAATTTATCAAATCACATAAGAGTTTTAGGTGGAAGTTCAGATACAGCAGAGGTCATATTTGACTTAACTGTAGATGATAATGATACAACTTATGGTGACATTTGGTCAAATCACCCTTATTCAATACAGAATATTGGAAAGGTATCTTACTTTCACAATAACAATAATCCAGACCCACTGATTACAACGCAAGATGAGGCACTGTGGAGAGCTAAATTTGAACTAATGAACAGATTAGGGTTTACTGAAGATGTCTCAATGACAATTTCTCCAAATTATCTACATGATGCAGATGATGTTATTTGGCTAGAAGATAAAGAAAATGGCATCATGGGGAGTAAGTATATCATTCGTTCAACATCAATCCCTTTGTCACCGTCTCTAATGTCTGTAGATTTAACTAGATATGAAAAAGTTATTGATGACTGGGACTTTATAAACTAAAGGGGTGATAAAAAAATGGAAGATGGTAAGTTTTATAGAATAATCGAAGAGATTGTAAAAGAGCAACTAAAAAAAGAAAAATTATTGAATGGAAATTGGCATTTGGGTACAGTAGATTCAGTAATTGATAGTAAAAAATTGAAGGTGTTGGTCGATGGAGGTCAATTGCCTCAAACAATATCTTGCAATCCAGATGTGACATTTTCTGTTGGAGATTCAGTATGGGTTGTCTTTATTAATGGCAACCCTAGAGATAAGTTTGTTCTGAGTAAACGTGCAGTATAGTTTTGACATTTTGGTTTAAAAGTGGTAAAATTATATAGAAGGGAAGTGAGATACAAAAAATGATTCAAAAACCATATAATATAAATATTAGAGGTTTAACATTAGATGCAAATGAACAAAATGAGATATTTTGGAATACATCTGGCGACTTGCAAACATCGTTTGAAATAGACTTTTTAAACAATGAAGATAACACAAATGTACATTCAACTGGGATAATTGAAAGTTACTCCCCATCTTTCAACTTAAGTGGAGGAATTCTTTTAAATGGTCAAGAGTATAAGATTGTTATAACAATCTATAACTCAGATGGTGATAGCGCCAAATCAGAGCCAGAAGTTTTTAAAACTTCAAGCAGACCAATTGTTTCAATTGACAACATGGGGACAGTAAATAGTTTTAGCTACAACTTCACTGGTAGTTACTCTCAAAATGAAGACATTCCATTGAGAAGCTATATTTTTATCTTGTATGACAAAGATAAAAACTTAATAAATAAATCTAACATAAAAACAATAGCACCTATAGAGCATTTGTTTTCAGATTTAGATACAGATGAATCTTACTTTGTAGAACTCCAAGCAACGAGCAACGATGGTCTAACTGGTACATCTGGATTAGTTTTTTTTGACGTCTTCTACTTTAGACCAAAGATGAATGTAAATATAAGCCACAAAGATGTTGAAGGTGGAGGTATAAAGTTAAGTTGGTATGTAACTCAAATCATAGGTGAGACTGACAGTGCTACATTTATAGATAATGAAAAAATAGACACAAGAAACAACAGACCAGTTTACTTTGAAGATGGTTTAACAATAGATGAAGATTTTACACTAAAGGTTTGGATAGAAAGTCCTTATGTATCAAACATATCTGAAAAAGTTGACTTGTTAACTCTCTATGGAGACAATGGTACAATACACCTTCAATATTATGGAGACAACAAGTTTCATTTGTGGAAAGTTGTAAATGGGGTCGAGTCTCATTGGTCTTCAGAAAAAGTAGTAGGAAGCAAGTTTTTTGTGTCTATCCAACAAATAAATAAAGATATGAATATTTATAGCGAGGTGATTTTATAATGGCAAATAGGTCTACTTTTCCCACTCAAATAGATACATTTATTGAGCATATGGAAATCAAAGCATCTGATAAACCTTTACTTATTAGATACCAAGAATTAATGCTAAAAGCTAATTTAACTGTAGCAGAGGGTGATGAACTACAAATTCTAACAGGCAAGCTAAGAGATAAATTGCAAATAGCAGAAGACTTTAATAAGTTACAAGATGCAATTGTTAATCTTCAAAATTTTTTTAGAGACCAAGTAGATGGGTTCATTATACAAAAGCAAGGTGAAATGAATAATTTTGTCTCTACAAAACAAAATGAAATAAATCAAGAAGTTGCAGATTTTATTGTTTTTGTGTCAGATAAAGAAACATATATTACAAACTACACTGATGATAGAGTTTTAGAGATGCAACAAAGGCGAGATAGCTTTACAGCTTATGTTGACATAAAAGAAAATGAAATAAGAACAATGGTGCAAGAGTTTAACAGTAACTCTGCAAGATATTATCAAAGATGGATTGCCACTAATGGTCAAACGGATTTCAATATATACAATGGAGATATGACAAATGTTCCAGCAGAGGCAAAACTTAACATCAATGAAATTAACATTGACTTAATCATCAATGGTGTAGAGCAAACTCCAAATGTTGACTTTGAAATTGTGGAAAATGGAAATTATGATACAATTAAGATTTTAAGTGGCGCTGTCGATTCAGTTTCAAGTGGCACAGAGGTTGTTGCAAAATGGTATAAGAACGTTGGAAAGCTTTATTTTAAACACTCAAGCACTCACGAATTAGGTGGGAGAGATGAGATTAAAAATATTCAAGAGGCACAATTGCATCAAGATTTACAAAAAAAATTAAATTCAGATGGAATTGTTCAACAAATTCAAAGCCATATTAATGATGTCAAAAATCCACATGCTGTCACTAAGACACAAATAGGTTTGGATAACGTCACTAACGATAAGCAAGCAACTAAGTTAGAGTTTGTTGGTCATAAGGCAGATTATGCGAACCCACATAATGTGACAGCAGAACAAACTGGATCATATCATCAAGGAAACAAGAACATTGCTAAAAAAGATTTGTCTAAATATCAGACAGTCAAAAGTGGCAAGGATGCAGAGGGTATGTTCACAGTGATTGAATACAAAACAAAAGAAACGACCCCTATTCTTGTCATGAAATCAACTTTGAGTGGTGGAACAGCACCACAATACACCACTCGCACAGAAGAATGGTATGCAAGCGATGGTGTAACTGTAGAAGAAACAATATCCTATTCGCTATCTTATGATGTTGATGGCGATTTAGTAAGTGAGGTGTAAATATGAGTCAAGATATTTTAAGGGCGCATGGTTTTGGTGGGGGTAAGTCAGAGATAAAAGAAGGAGAAGTTCTTCTCCCTAACTTTTTCACATTTGACACTTCACTAATTAGTGTTTCAAATAATGAAAATACAACAGCGAATGGAGGTTATCATGTAGATGTTGATGGGGATGACAATATATATTCCATTAGGGATAACACTATTCACAAGCAAAAGAATGGGGTTGTTTTATCGACGTATAGCAATGGCGATACATTACAAGGTCTATCTTTAGATGAAGAAAATGGTCTTATATATATTGGTGGAGGAAACACTACACACGCTTACTTGGATGTACTGGATTTGAATTTAACCTATATAAAAACTATATCCGTTGTTAGTGGAAATTATAATGTTTATGGGATAGATACAACAAGTGATGATTATATATATCTGTCATGTACTAATAACCGTTGTTATAGAGTTAAAATAGCTGATAATACAATGACAAGCCTTAGTTGTGTACAAGGATTCGTTGTAAGAAGATTTCCGCATATGAACGAAATTATGGTAGGTACGGTAAATGGAGACGTGGAAGTTATAAACGAAGATACTTTTTCCCCAAAATTCATTTTTCAATGTGGAAGTTTTCCAATTATGGGCATTATTTGTCTGGATAACGAAAATGTTTTTGTCAATTCGAGAGCTAGTAGTAATTACACTTTTTTTCAATATAAGAGGTCATATAATGGATTATCCTTTCAAAAAAATGTTATGACAGGTGTCGCTCTGGTCGGTAACGATTTTTTAATAAGGCACATAACAGATGGTGGAACATTCTACCACACTACAAAAGATGGCGGAAGTATAGCGGGTGATAGTGATAACTTAGGATTTAACAATGGAGTTACCGATTTGCAAAGGTTGTCAGCAATTTCTAAACACGGAAAATTGTATATAGTCAATCGTTACAAGCAGATAATATTAAATTTTGGTTTGAGAGCTAAAAAAGATTATAAATTTTAAGGAGGTATTTTATAATGTATGTTTTTTACGAAGAAGAAACGCCAACAAGAGGGATTATACAAACGAAGGTTTTCGATGATGGGGTTTTGTCTGGTGAACAAAAAGAAAACGGTGTAAAAATTCATTCTTTTCCACAAAGACCAGAAGAAAAAGACGGTTTTTATATTAATGAAATAATTGACCCTACAACTGGAAATATAACGTTTGAATACACCGAAAGACCTCCAACAACTGAAGAAGAATTACAAAAGTTAAAAGATGAAGACCTAAACAACAAAGAAGCTATTGCGGAATTATACATGCTGACTCTGGGGGTGTAATAGATGGAAGTTAAAGCGATTCACAAGATTTTTGCTAGTTTAATTGAAGTAGGAAGAAAAACAATTGACGATGTGCCACAACAAGATAAAGAAGCTGTTCAGTATGTTCTTAACGAACGTAGTAACTAAACTATATTTATTATTTGGAGGAGATAAAATGATTTTCGTAACTATTTTTGTATCACTTATTGTTGGTGGACGCAGAACGATTGAACAAGTGCCAGATAACTTAAAAGATGCTGTGTTAGATGATTTGACAGCTATGGGTTTAGATGGATATGGTGAACCACTAGAAACAACTAACTAAAAACATGAGAGTCCCCATTTAGGGGACTCTTTTACAAAATGAATAAAAAGTTTGGTGAGAATATGAATCAATATGATAT